CTTAAAGCTAACTCTTCAATCTTTTTAGAAACGTCTCTTTCAATTCTTGCTAAAGACTTTTCTATTTCAGATTTCATCTCTTTATTTTGGTCAAGTTCTTCTTTTGTTTTTCCGCTAACGGATAGTCTAAAAAATGGGGAATTTGGTGGGAGTAATAAAAGAAGTAACTTAGAGGCTAAGTTGTTTACGCCTCTAGCTCCTACCGATTGGAAGGGATTGTATATTTTTGCGGAATGATTGTGTCCGTCTACTGGGATTAAAGAAGATATTGTAAGTTCACTACACTCTTGAGCTCTATCAACGAACATTTCTCTCTTATCTTTTAATTTTAAATATCGTTCTTTTGCTGTAGGGTTTACCTGTAGCATTGTTTCGTTGCTCTTTTTAGTTGCCATTTATATCCTTTATGCTGAGTAAGATACGCCTGATTGTGATGAACCAGTTGTAGTATTTACGCCAGTCTGTAAAGATGACGTACCTGTTCTAGAAGCTAATTTCTTTTTCTTCTTAACATCTTTATCGGCTGTTACCAACTCTATCGGTTTTTCCTCTACATCTCCCATTCTTGAAGCAACTTGTTCGGGTGCTCTTTGAATTGGAGCAGGAGCGGGTGCTCTTGGTGACATACACATAGTTATTTAGTCCTCTCTTTTAGTGTGTTTATGAATCGTACTACGTCCCTTTGACCTGCTTTAAAATAGATAGTCTTAGTATCATCTTTTAAATTAGGTGACTTCTCAGGGTATACATTATTCAAAAGTTTTACCAAATCTTCTGATTTGATAGGTAAAACTAAATCTTCTTCGTTATTTTTTGCCATATAATTCTTCTAAAACGGGCACTTTAGTTCCAAAGTTTCCCAGTTAAAGTTCCTTTGTTGTATTCTGTTGCTCTATTCTCAAAGAAATTAGCGTGTTCAACTCCATTTAATACCCAATCTAACCACCCTAAAGGGTTATCTTTAACTCCATAATTAGGTTTTAATGATAGCTGAAGTAGTCTTCTATCCGCTATATATCTTATGTATTTCTTAACTTCATCAGCACTTAGTCCTCTAATACCACCCATATCAAAAGCCAAATCTATAAATTTATCTTCTAAATCTACCATATCTCTTGCTGTTTGATAGATACTTGCTTTGAATTTTTCTGTCCAAATATTAGGGTTTTCTTTTACTAATGTTTTAAATAATTTAATCATACTTTCAACGTGGTGTGTCTCATCTCTAATAGACCAAGTAACTATTTGACACATACCTTTCATTCTACCATATCTTTGAAAGTTAAGTAGCATAACAAATGAAGCGAACAGTTGTAGTCCTTCTCCAAATGCAGAGAAACAAGCGATGTCTCTAGCTAAACCTTGAACACCTTTTCCTTTATCTTTGAATAAGTATTCGTGTTTATCTGACATTTCTTTGTATTCTTGAAATGCTTTAAAGTCTAATAATTCAGGCTCACCTAAAGTATCATTAAGTAAAGCATAAGCGTGAGCGTGATTAGCTTCAGAACTAGCAAAAGCAGATAACATCATTCTAACTTCAGGTGGTTTAAACTTAGGAATATAATTATCTAAGTATGCTTTAGCTATATCTACATCACCTTGAGTAAAAAATTTTAATATTTGATTAATTAAATTCTTCTCTTCTTTAGTAAGTCTTTCATTCCAATCTCTTATGTCTTCGTGTAAGGGTACTTCACTAGGAAGCCAGTGCATTTTTTGCATAGTATCATATGATTCAAATGCCCAGTCGTAATCAAATGGTTTATAGTGTATTCTTTCTTTAAATAAACTCATCTTAATAATTCAATCCCTTCTATAATAATAATAGCTAATAATTCTAATGCTAAAATTGTGTGGTATACAGTCCACAATACTGTTTGTTTATCTTTATTTACATAGATAACTTTTTGTTTGTCGTTATATTCTACTTGGATAACATCAGGTTTCTTTCCTTCCATTATGCCTCACACGCTAAACAATCTGCTTCAGGTATGATTGTTCTTTCTATTTTTTTAGAAACTAATTCGGCTCTTTTAATTGCTTCTGAACGGCAATAGTAAAGAGTTTTTAATTTTCTTTTCCAAGCTAACATATGTATATCGTGTAGTTCTTTTATATCTACATCAGCAGGGACAAATACATTAAGACTTTGTGCTTGACAAATAAACTTCTGTCTATCTGCGGCGTGTTCTATTATCCACTGTTGATTTATTTCAATAGCAGTTTTAAAAATATCTTTTTCATAATCTGACAACTCTTTAAGATGCAAGACCGAGCCTCTTTGAGAGACAATGGACGACCATATATCATCATTATTTATTCCTTTCTTTTCTAAAAGTTTTTCTAAATATTTATTCTTAACCAAGAAAGAACCTGACATTGTTTTTTGAACATAAGCATTAGCTCTATAAGGTTCTATTGATGGTGATGTTGTTCCACAAATAATTGAAGAAGAAGCATTAGGTGCGATAGCTAACAAGTGTGAGTTTCTCATACCAGTTCCTTCCATATCAGGAGCTTCACCTCTCTTAACTGCTAACCTTTTTGATTCAGCTACAGCTTGTTCTTTTATTTTTTTAAATATTTGGAGATTCTTTGCTTTGGCTAAAGCAGATTCAAACGGAATGTTTTGTGATTGTAAGTAAGCGTGAAAACCCATAGTACCTAGACCAATACTTCTTTCATTGTTAGCACTAAATCTAGCTTTGAATAATTCATCAGGTGCATAGTCAATAAAGTATTGTAATACGTTGTCTAAGAAACGTACCATATCAGGAATAAATAAACTATCTTTTTTCCATTCCTCATATTTTTCTAAGTTAAGGGAAGATAAACAACAAACGGCTGTTCGTGTTTCATTAGTAGGTAGGGTTATTTCAGTACAAAGATTAGAATGATGGACTGTTAATCCTAAATCTTTTTGTGGTTGAGGTAAGTCTTCATTTATAGTATCAGTAAAACAAACATAAGGCTCACCTGTAGCAACACGATTCTCTAATATTTTTTGCCACAAATCTCGTGCTGATATTGTTTTTACTTTTTCTTTTGTATGTGGGTCTATTAAATTCCAACTGTCATCATAAGTAGGTTCTTTAATACAGTTCTCTATGAGTTCCATAAAAGTATTAGGTATATTAACTCCGTGATGTAGGTTTAAACATTTTCTATGTATATCTCCACCACTAGGTTTTCTTATATCTAAAAATTCTAATATCTCAGGGTGTGTTATATCCATATAAGAAGCATAACTTCCTCTTCTAGTTTTGCCTTGTGAAAAAGCAAGTATTAAAGAATCAACAACGTGCATAAAAGGAATTACTCCTGAAGATTGAGAGCCACCTGAAGTTACTGTTCCATCAGACCTAACGTGTCCCCAATATCCTGCAATACCACCACCAACAGAAGCTAACCAAGCGTTTTCTGTATAGTGTTCAGCAAGTTCTCCTCTACTATCACCAACATAATTTAAGAAACAAGAGATAGGCATACCTCTTTTAGTTCCTGCATTACTTAGGATAGGAGTAGAAAACATACACCAAAGATTAGACACATACTCATACATTCTATCTGCCATAGCTTCATTATCAGAAAAGGCTTTCGCCGCTCTCATAAAAGCATCTTGTGGAGAGTGTTCATCAGGCAATAAGTATCTATCTTTTAATGTAGTCTTGCCAAAGTCTGTTAGTAAATTGTCTTTATTATAATCCATTATTTTTTTGTAAATCCCCAAGAATTTTTAGGGGGAAATTTTTTTGTTTCTTTCTTCTCTTCAAATTGGTCTATGTTAGGTGTGTTGTTTGCTAAATCATCTAAAAACTTTTCTGTTTCTTTATCTTCTTCTTCTTTTTTCTTTCCAAATATTCTATCCCAACCTTCTATATATTCTTTAGTGGGTTGATGTATCGGATTTCCTGCTAAATTTTGATTCTTATTATTGTATTTATATCTTTTGTCCGCCATTTTATTCTACCATTTTAATTCATAGCCAGTTTGATTTACAGAATATAATTGTATTCTATTGTTGTTTATTTTTTTATCTTCTTTATGAGTCCAAACAGAAGCTAGTAATAAGTTTGCATCAGGTGGATAGAG